CCAGGGTTCATAACCTTCTCCATAACCGTCGTCATCAGCTGCATACACTGTGTACAACGGCAAAACACGATCGCCTATAGGTAACGGGGTTTTCACCCGGTTCTTTCCTTGCGAGAATGTCTCGAAGATCTTGCCTCCATAGCCACTAAGTTGGTATTTCTTCTTGGACTTTCCAATCCAAGATCCAATTAAATGGCCATCACCATACCCATCAGGTCCGAAGATCTGAAGTGTTTCGGGTATTGCACTACGCACGATGTCTGCAAAATCAAACTGCAGGCTACGCATGTAATAGTTGTGAAGGGAGAACAATGTCATTCCGCTTACCAGTTCCTTTTGGTAATACGGTCTGATATCAAATCCATTAACGTAATCCCCACCACACGATTCACGAAAGGAGCCAAACCAAAAACTCTTGGCCTGATTCACTTTAAACCCTAAAAAGTCTAGAGTAGCGAATAAATGTGGAACAGCATCTACTGGCAATATAATATCGTCGCCAAAAGAGCTAGTCTCATTCGCATTCAGCCGGGCATAAGAAGTACATGCCCAAGCAAGAGACCAAAAAATAATCGTCTCAAGCTCAAAGGTAAACGCGTTCCCCATACTGGAGAATTTTTCGAGATTGATTGTCGTGCCAGTTTTATCATCGCCTTTTTTATAGACGACAGTGCTGGTACGAAAGTTCCTCAAGAAGAGGTACCAATCAAGGGGTAACAACTCCGCAACCACTTCAAGTGCAATGGTGTCCGAAGCTGCCGACAAGTCAATAGTTGCTAGCCATTTATCAACACTTGCCAACCTCGCCAGAGCCTTATTCAGCTCAGCTTGATTAGAAAGGTCTAGACCTGCATTACGGAGCCGTTTCTTCAACCAGCTGCCAATAGCTTTCTGGCAGACTGAATTTAGGATAGGCTCAACGACGATAGACCGTTTCGTCTTCGCGTTTTTATCAGCGAAACTCAACTTACCTGTGCCAATAGAAATAGGCACTTCAAATGGACCTTCGGCGCAGTTAGCACCGAGCATGTCTTCCAGTCTGGACAACAACCCAGGGGTTTTAACCCTGTGTTGGAAAGCCCATTCCGGCATTTGAGATAAGACTGCCCCAGCAATGGGGAGTAGTTCTGCTGAGCACTCCAATTGGGCATCCAGTTTCCACCTCGCGGAGGACGCTGTAGCCTTAACTGTCGTGTTTGCACCCGGTCCGAAAGCAAATTTCAATGCATCGAGGGACGGAACATCACCGAGTATGTCAGCTATTTTACGCTGCGCCAACAAAATAATTGACGCAACGTGTTCTGGGTATTTTTTCGACCCAGAACGGACAGCTCGGAGGTGGTAATTCGTCTCTCGACATTTTGCTTCGGACTCTAGAAATTTGCCAAATGCCACGGCCTCAGTATCAAGGCCTAACGGCAACGCTTTCAGTTTCTCAAAGAATCCGAGACACTGTCTGCAATGGTAGAGATGTTCTGGAGTTCCACGCTCGTAGTCGATGTTAAAGTCGACAAGCCGATCCCAAGAATCACTAGCCAAAATTTCGGCGAGCTCTTCTGAATAGGGACCAGCATACGAAGCGTGACGGGACGCAATCTCTTTAAGAAACTTGATAGTTTCATCACAGGAGGACTCCTTCAACCAATTTTCATTGCACCTGAACTGATCGTTCATTTTATTCACCTTAACGGTTAACAGCAAGAAAGGACAAACCCTAAAAAACTAGGGCCCTGTTACGACGGCAAGAAGCCGTGAATCAAGAAGTCCCGAGCCTGGTTCGTAGCGCTTGAGAAAGCCGCTATGGTACCAGCCGCTTCGTCGCCCATGATCGTGTTGATCAAGAGTTTCAAGGCGTCCGCAACGTCTGCATCTGTCGCTTGACGCGGCACAGGCAGAACAATGTAGGCAGGAATGGTGTAAGCAGCAGTTGGAGTGTTAACCAACGTGCCATTCACAAGAGAAGTCGTCGTCCCTGCAATTGGGAGAGCGACTTTACACATGCGTCGTTCGATACCATCTTTGGTCGTCTGACGAGACATTTCTGCCGTCGCCTTCAACACACCGGGGATGGTGCTGTTACTGTCGATCCATTGCTCCACACCGTCTTTCGAGGTGTAGGGTTTCAGGGTCTTTGCAGTAGCAGTGCTATCGACATACGCAACAATATTAGCTTTAGCAGCCATTTTAGTTACTCCATTAAGTTAGCAGTTAGAACCGGAGAAATTCAACTGGCCTGATTACAGGCTTCATTTTAAGGAAAGGAAAACCCCAACCCTAAGTCGTACCGGCTCGGCGCGCGCCCATTACAAGCGCAAAAATATTGCCGAGCCGTGTGAGTGGTTCGCCGCCCAAAAGCGAAGACTTTAGCTTTGGAAGCGGTACACTGAGAGAAGTAGAAACACTTCTCGTCACCTGGTTCACCTTTGTAAACCATGGAGCTGAACGTTCGGTCCATATTCCAGGATCGACCGACTGTGTATAAGAACCACCACTTGCCTCATAATGATAGAAATCAGTCGTTATGAAGGTACCGCGGGCTCGGATAGCAAAACTCTGAGCCTCGATAAAGGCACCGATAGGCAAAACCCAGTCCCAAACAAAGGACCAGGGCATAACTTCCCAAAGGATGCCAGCAGGATTCGCTAGCCCCCATTGTTCTGGAATGCCCGCCTCTTCATTATCTAGAAGGGCGATTATTTGACGAGAACGATAACAAGTTCCCGCACCAGGATAGTAGGGGTGATGTTCTACCAACCCACCAATCTTTACTCTGGCTGACACACGACGTCCGCGATGTACTGCGGAGTTCGTTAACTCAGTATAGACGCCATAAATATCGTCTACAAGAGGACGGACACCGAATTGGAACTCCAGTTGAGCATCAGACAACTTTTGGTTGTTTTTTGACTCAAGCTTTCTGTCGTTCCCAAACAGCCGTCGTCGCCGGTTCGAAACAGAACCGGGCGCCGTTGCGAGCATCCAAAACACCGGATATATCGCCTTTGCGCGCCTTTTGATAGGCCTTGTGAAGTTGCT